AACATGAGGAATCCGAAATGAAAAAGATGGCAAAAGGCGGTATTACTACTGCTAAGATGGGCACTGTTAAAACTGCTGCCCCCAGCCGTGATGGCGTTGCTACCAAGGGTAAGACCAAGGGCAAGATGATTCATATGTCCGGCAGTAAGCCGCTTGGTATGAAGTACGGCGGCAAAGCTAAGTCTTGCTAAATCATGATGCCGTGTCGCGGGATGGGTGCAATAAGCCCATCCAAAATGCCGTCTGCCAAGCGTAAAGCTAGGCGGGATAACACGGACTTTGATGAGTATGCCGAGGGCGGCAAAGTAAACGCAGCAGGTAATTACACTAAACCTGGATTGCGGAAACGAATTGTTGCTCAGGTCAAAGCTGCTGCCACTCATGGCACAGGCGCAGGACAATGGTCCGCTCGCAAAGCACAGCTTGTAGCTAAGAAATACAAAGCTGCTGGCGGAGGTTACCGTGACTAAGACGAAGTGAGGTAATTATGCACGTAGAGAATTGTTTAGAGCACGAAGATGGGCCATGCACTTGTGGGCTTGAAGAAGTCCTAGAGGATGAAGCTTGGGAAGAAGCTAAAGAACATTTAGATCCTGAAGATTGGTAATGAAAGCACCGCAACAATCTCTCAAAGATTGGACCGCCCAGAAATGGAGGACTAAAAGTGGTAAACCGTCTAGTAAAACGGGTGAAAGATACCTTCCAGAAGCTGCGATCAAAGCTCTTTCCCCCCAAGAATACGCAGCAACAACCCGAGCAAAACGAGCAGGAAAAGCCAAAGGAAAACAATTCGTAGCACAACCCAAGTCCATCGCAAAGAAGACTTCAGGATTTAGATAATGGCTATTACTTCCGGTGCAACAAGTTTCAATCTTGACCTAGCTGAGCTGGTCGAAGAGGCGTTTGAACGCGCTGGGGGTGAGCTTCGCACGGGCTATGACCTACGTACTGCGCGTCGTAGCTTGAACATCATGTTTGCCGATTGGGCTAACCGTGGCATCAATATGTGGAGTATTGAGCCTGGAACCATTACACTTCAGCAGGGGCAGAACACCTACCCCCTGCCCAATGACACAATTGATTTGCTTGAGCATGTGATTCGCACAGGGGGCAACTTAGCTTCCACTCAAGCCGATTTAACTATTTCCCGCATCAGCGTCTCAACCTACGCTACGATCCCCAACAAAATCCAGCAGTCTCGCCCTATTCAAGTATGGATACAGCGATACAACGCACAAAACTCGCCGACTGGATTGACTCTAGATGGGACGATCAATAGCACGGCAACGTCGATCACTCTAAATTCTGTAGTGGGTTTGCCCGCTTCTGGGTTTGTGAAGGTTGACAACGAGATCATTAACTATAGCTACATCAGTGGTAACACGCTGTCTAATTGTTTCCGTGCACAACAGAATACAACTGCTGCATCACACACTTCTGGAACGGCTGTTTACTGGGCTCAGCTACCTGCGATAACGGTTTGGCCGACTCCTGACGCTGCTACTACCTACGTATTTGCTTATTGGAGACTTCGCCGTACTCAAGACGCTGGCGGTGGTGTCAACATCATGGACGTGCCGTTTAGGTTCATTCCATGCTTAGCTGCTGGGTTGGCGTACTACATTGCGATGAAACTCCCAGAAGGTGCGCAGCGTTTAGTTTTGTTAAAACAGCAGTATGACGAGGCTTGGGAGCTTGCTGCATCTGAAGATCGAGAAAAGGCTGCGCTGAGACTTGTACCCCGTCAGCAGTTTATCGGGAGTACTATTTAATGGGTCAGCGTTTTGCCTCTGGTAAGAACGCAATTGCGCAGTGTGATCGCTGTGATCAGCGGTTCAAGTTGAAGTTGCTTCGTAAAGAGATTATTAAGACCAAGAACTATAATCTGTTGGTCTGCCCTGAATGTTGGGATCCCGATCAGCCTCAGTTACAGCTTGGTATGTACCCAGTGGACGATCCGCAAGCGTTGCGTGATCCACGTCCCGATCGAAGCTATTATGTGTCTGGTCCAAGTGGGCTTCAGATTCTACAAACCCCCAGCACATCCATTCTGGGGCAAGGTACTTTAGAGGGCGGTAGTAGGGTATTTCAGTGGGGTTGGAACCCTGTTGGAGGTGCCCGAGCAGATGACAACGGACTTACGCCAAATTACTTGGTTTTAAACGTTGCTCTTGGTACAGTTACGGTAGTAACGACATAAGGAGTCGGATATGAAAGACGAAGTAAAGAAAGCCGTGCACAAGCATGAAAAGGCTATGCATCCTGGCAAACCTATGACCAAACTTCGTGCTGGCGGCAAAACTAATGCCGACATGCTCAAGTACGGACGCAACATGGCAAAGGTTATGAACCAACGCCACACCGGTCGTGGAGGCTAATATGGCGCTTTACAAAACACCTAAGTATCAGCCAATGGAAGAGGCTGGTCTTTCAAACAATAAGCAGTACATGCGTGAAGCTAACGTTTCTGTAGCTAACAACCACAGTAACGATTACAAACCACCAAAGACCAGCGGAATTAAGATTCGCGGTACGGGTGCTGCTACTAAAGGTTTGATGGCTAGAGGTCCGATGGCATGAATTACACTGATCTCAGTTCTGCTATCCAAGCGTATACGGAGAATACAAGCACAGCTTTTGTTGCTGAAATCCCCACGTTTGTTGAGCAGGCTGAGCAGCGAATTTATAACACCGTACAGTTCCCGTCGCTTCGTAAGAATGTGACAGGGGTCACCAATGCTTATTCTGGAGCTGGAGCGGGGTTGAGGGCGATGTACTTGTCATGCCCCGCTGACTTCTTGTCGGTGTATTCGCTAGCGGTTATAGATGCAACGGGATCCTATGAGTACCTGCTGAATAAAGACGTTAATTTTATCCGGCAAGCGTATCCTAGCCCTGCTGATACTGGGATTCCCAAGTACTACGCTTTATTTGGTCCTACGACTACAAACGATCCTACTCCAGCAATTACTAACGAGTTGTCTTTCATTCTGGGTCCTACGCCTGATAGTAATTACACGGTTGAGTTGCACTATTACTATTACCCAGAGTCCATCGTTACTGCTAATACTTCTTGGCTTGGCGACAATTTTGATTCGGTGCTTTTGTACGGCTCGCTTGTTGAGGCTTACACCTACATGAAAGGTGAGCCCGATATGTTGCAGCTATACAATCAAAAGTATATGGAAGCACTTGGCATGGCTAAACGTCTTGGTGATGGGCTTGAGCGTAGTGATGCTTATCGTAGTGGGCAGTTTAGGCAGGCTCCGCTACCGCAAAATAGAGGGGTGTCGTAATGGCTTTTACAGGTAATTTTTCCTGTAATACGCTTCGTGCTGGTTTGTTGAACGGCACGATTAACTTTTCTACGGACACTTTTTATTTAGCACTGTACACAAATGCTGCTACGCTTACTCAAACTACAAGTGAGTACACGACTGAAGGCGAAGCATCCGGTGGTAATTATGCTCCTGGTGGACAAGTTGTCACCGCTACTATATCTTCACAAACTACAGCTAGCGGAAGTATTAGCTACGTTAATTTTTCTTCTCCCAATTGGACGGGAGTTATTACGGCTCGTGGAGCGTTGATTTATACCCCTGGAGCTAACGGTGCGGTATGTGTTTTGGACTTTGGGTCTGATAAGACTTCGGTCTCTACGTTTACTGTGCAGATGCCCGTCAATTCTAGTTCGTCTGCACTAATTCGTCTTGTTTAGGAGTAATCATGTTAAAAGATAAAGTAAGTCCTACCGATACCGTTGCTGCTTCGTTGAGTGCAAGGGTTGATTCCTCTGAAGGAATGAGTGCGGGAGGTGTGTTTCGCGTCCAGTGTTTTGATAAGGACGGTGTTCTTAAGTGGGAAGACCTTACTCACAATCTTGTGGTCAACGAAGGACTGCAATATATGAACACTCAGTACTTCAAAGGAGCTACCTACAGCGCAGCGTTTTATTTGGGTTTGATTACTGGTCCTGGCGCGGGCGTTGTTTTAGCTGCTGCTGACACACTTGTGACAAAAGCATGGACCGAGTTTACGAACTATTCCGGCGCTCGTACGCTGGTTACTTTCGGTACAGCCACTACTGCTGATCCATCAGTTATTAACAACTCTGCCGCTCCTTCTCAGTTTAGTATTACTGGAGCTGGTGGTGTTGTTGGTGGTGCGTTTTTGTGTACTGTGTCTAGTGGTACATCAGGTGTTCTTTTTTCTGAAAACACGTTTAACTCTCCTGGAGATCGTACTGTCGTGTCGGGTGACACGTTAAATGTCACTTACGAATTCAGCTTGAATGCTGTCTAAAGGTACGTTTTGTGTTTGGGTTCTCGCCTTTTGCAGCAACACCCTTTGCTACGGCAGGGGCGGGAGTTCTTTTTGACTCTAGTTTTTCTGATTCTGCTACTGCTGAATCCTCAGCTTCTGCATTGGTGGCATTTCTTAGCACTGTTTCTAATACTGTGGATGTATCAGATTCAGCTACCGTAGAACCATCCATATTCAATGCGGATGTTTCTGAAATAACAGAAGCCCAAAGCTCCGACGCTGCATTCGCTACGTTCTTAGCTTCTTTATCCGACCAAGCAGAAGCCTCTGAGTCTGTATCAGTTTTAGTTGATTTCGCTTCTCAAATTACTGAAGCTACTACTGCCGAAACCGCAGCTTCTGCCGTAGCTTTATTTACCTCGACCATATCGGAGACGGGTTCAGTATCCGATGCTGTTTCAGCGTTGGTTAACTTCTTAGCGTCTGTTTCGGAAACGGCAGATGCTTCTGATTCTTTAGCCGCTACCATATCGTACTTCGCATTTATAAGCGAAGTAGCCGATGCATCGGAATCTGTTGCTTCATTTGTTGGTTTTTATGCGGCTATATCCGAGGCGGCAGAAATTAGTGGTTCTTCCACGGTAGCCCCTTCAACATTCAATGCAACAATAACAAATACCGTAACAGCTACGGATTCTGTTTTAGCAGTAGCGGCTTTTCTTGCAAACGTGTCTGAAAATGTTTTAGCGGTGGATGCTATAGCAGCACGTTTGTTGTGGGAAGTTATTAACGATTATCAAAATACCTCTTGGAGTAATATCAACACCGCACAGTCCACAACGTGGTCAAATGTAAAAACGCAATCGTGAGACGGATATGGCGCTTGTTGTAAAAGACAGAGTAAAAGAAGTAACGACTACCGTAGGCACGTCTGATTTCACGTTAGGCGGCGCGGTTCTTGGTTATCAATCTTTTAGTGTTATCGGTAACACTAATCAAACCTACTATGCATGTTCCGATCCAGCTACAGGTGCTTGGGAAGTTGGTATTGGCACGTATTCCACAACTGGCCCTACGTTAACTAGAGACACGGTTCTTGAATCAAGTAACTCCGGTAGCAAAGTTTCTTTCGCTGCTGGGTCTAAAGATATTTTCTGTACATATCCCGCTGAACGATCTGTTTATCTTGATACGGCAGGTTCAGCAGTTACGATCCTTGATGTTGGTACGCTTGGCACTAGCACAGCAAACATTACTACGGCAAATATAACGTCAGGTACTGTTTCGACAACGCCGACTAGCAGCACTGATATTGCTAATAAAACCTACGTCGATAATTTAGTTTCTTCTGGCACTAGCTACCACACGCCTGTTAAGTACGAAGTCCCCAATACGACAGGCAACCTAAATGCGCTTTATAACAACGGTACAGGTGGAGTTGGCGCAACACTAACTAACAACGGGACACTTGCTGCGTTTGCTCCTGATGGACCGACGGCGTCTCCTGGTGATCGTATCCTTATTTATAACCAGACCAACGCTTACGAAAATGGTGTTTATGAAGTAACGACCGTGGGTAGC